TTTACAATTAGATACAGAAAGAGCGAATTTGTATAACACATTGGCCGCTAGTCCACACTTAGCAAATCAATTTAAAATGAAGAAATATCTCGGTTTATCAGAAGATGAAATGAAAGATAATGAAGCACTATGGCGTAAAGAGAACGACTATAGAAAATTTGTTGACGATTCTAAGAATATGGATTTAAGAAATATCGGAGTAAGACCTGATTCAGATGCGGCGGTAAATTTAGATACTGAGTTAGACCCTGCGGCAGTTCCTGGAATAGAAGATGCTCCAGAAGGTGACTTAGGCATAAATACTGATGTACCTGGTACTGGAGCAGAAGTTCCACCTGGTACTACGGAGATATAATGAGACTAGTAGAATTTTACAATCCTGAATTTGACGAATTCGTTAAAAGAAACGAAGAGGATTCTAGGTCTCCTAAACTTACATTAGAAGCATTAGGTAAATTAAGAAAAGCAAAAGAAATTAAACGTGCAGAAGATTTGGAACATGCAAAGTTCCAAAAAGTAATGTATGCTAACCCTACACAGGCAGGTATTTAAAGTTTTATACTAGTTTATCCTTTTTAAGGATTAAATAAATATAATAGTAAAATACATCAATTTTGATCAAAATGATCAGATTCACACCGTTTTTAACATAAAAACACAACATACCACTAAGTACTAAACAAGCAGTATCACGGATGACTATATCTGTGACCTGTAAAATAATTTTCAAATGGAGACCACAATGTCAGAATCAAGAAACAAATTAGAAGAAATTCTTGAACTTCTCCTTGCTGAAGAGAATGAAAAAGCAGAAGAAATGCTTCATGAGTATGTTGTTGCAAAAGCAAGAGCTGAATATGAAAACATTTTAGATGAAGATTCATCAGCAGATGCAGAAGAAGTTGAAGAAGCAACTGAGTCAGAAGAAGAAGCAGTTGAGGAATCAGAAGAATCAGAAGAAGAAGCAGTAGAAGAAACTGCTGAAACTGAAGAAGAAGCAGTAGAAGAAGAAATCGATCAAACTGCATCTTTAGAAGATGAAATTAGAGCTGATGAAGAAGAAATCGAAGCAGATACTTTTGAAGCAGACGAAGAAGAAGACGAGCCAAAAGAAGAAGGCGACTTAGAAGATAAAGTCGACGATCTTGAGGACGAACTTGAAGAATTAAAAGCAGAATTCGAAAAATTGTTAGCAGACGAAGAAGGCGACATGGAAGACGGCGAAGAAGCAGAAATGGACGCAGACGAAATGGGCGACGAACTTGATCTAGAATCAGTTGAATATGATCTAGACGAAGAAATTGCTGATTCTGAAGAAGTTGTTGAAGAAGCAACTAAACTTTCAGATAAAGTTGCAGATCCAAAAGGCGGAGACGAAGATTCTAAAGATGGTATGAAAATGCCAGCACCTACTAAAGTTGGTAACGACGTTAAAGCACCAGTTATAAATGACGGTAGCGATGGCGTAAAAGGCGAATCTGCTAAAGATCACACACCATCAGACAACATTAACGTTGAACCTAAAAAGGCGTAAGTCTTTTTACTGATAGGAGTAAACAATGGCCAATAAACTATACGAATATTTAAGTCCTGAGCAATCTGGAGTCCAGGTAATGGAATCCAAAGATGGTAAAGACTTATTTATGGCTGGTTTATTCATTCAAGGTGATGTAAAAAACCAAAATGGTAGAGTATATCCCAAGGATGAGATACAAAAGGCTGTTGATAGTGTAAAGACTCGTTTGTCAAAAGGCGAGACTGTGATGGGTGAGTTAGATCACCCTGAAGAATTACAAATAAATTTAGACCGTGTTAGTCATATAATTACTGACATGTATTGTGAAGATGCAAACGGTCTTGGAAAACTTAAAATTATAGATACACCGATGGGTAATATAGCAAGAGCATTATTAACTGCAGGAGCAAATCTTGGTGTAAGCAGTAGAGGTAGCGGAAATGTCGGCGGAAGTGGACAGGTCAGCGACTTTGATATTGTAACAGTGGACATTGTGGCACAACCAAGTGCACCTGATGCCTATCCAAAAACTATATATGAGAGTTTATTTAATATGCGAGGCGGCGCTCAAATGTTTGAGACTGCTTCTGCATTAACACATGATAAAAGTGCAGAGAAACACTTGATGAAAGCAATCACTGGTTTCATCAACGAATTAAAAATATAAGTAGGAGACTACTATGACAGTGAATTTTACAGAACTACTTGAGAACGCGGAATTAACAGAAGATGTTAAGTCTGCTCTTCAAGAAGCCTGGGAAGGTAAAATTTCTGAAGCAAGAGAAGAACTTACTGCGGAACTTAGAGAAGAGTTTGCACAGCGATACGATCATGACAAAAGTCAAATCGTAGAAGCAGTTGACAACTTTATTTCTGAAAAAGTTGAAGCAGAAATTTCCGCTATTGCAGAAGAAAAAACTGCCCTAGCAAGTGATCGAGTAAAGTATCACAAAGCAATTAGTGAGCACTCTAAAGTACTTGATAAATTTGTAACTGAAATGGTTGCAAAGGAAGTTAAAGAACTTAGAGCAGATAGAGATAGAACTAGTGAGCATGTTGCAAAATTAGATAATTTTGTAGCAGAGCAATTAGCAACTGAACTATCTGAGTTCCACGAAGATAAAAAATCTTTAGTAGAACAAAAAGTTAAAATGGTAAGAGAAGGCAAGAAGCAATTAGCAGAAGCCAAGAAAGACTTTATTAAGAAAGCCGCAGACAAAGTTGAAAACGTTGTTAATGGTGTAATTGTTAATGAAGTTAAATCTTTCCGTGATGATATTACTAAAGCTCGTGAAAATGACTTCGGTCGCAGAATTTTTGAAGCATTTGCAAATGAATTTGGCATGAGCCACTTGAATGAAGCAAAAGAAATCAAGAAAATACAAAAACAAATTACTGAAATGGAATCAAGACTTAATGAATCTAAGCAAGAAATTGCTGAGAAAGACGAAGCAACTAAACTTGTAGAGTCTAAATTAAGGATTGCACAAGATCAAATGAATCGTAAAGAAACATTAAATGAACTTATGGCACCATTAGGTAAAGAGAAGAAAGAAATTATGTCAGACTTACTTGAAAGTGTTAAAACTGAGAAACTGGAAGAGTCCTTTAACAAGTACTTGCCTTCAGTTTTAGATGGTGAAACACCAAGAGCAAAGAAGACATTGTCAGAATCCGTTGTCAGTGAACACACTGGCGATAAGGCGACTGTTATTACAGAAGCCGATGACAAGAGTGCGGATGATGTAGTAGAAATAGATATGATCCGTAAACTAGCCGGACTTTCAAAATAAATTAGGAGTTAAAAAATGGCGAACTTATTTGAAAGCAACTGGTCAGCAACTAAAGATGCTTTGCTTGAAGGCTTATCTGGAAACAGAAAATCTTCTTTAGATGTCGTCCTCGAAAATACAAAGAGACATTTGTCAGAGGCCGCAACAGCAGGTGCCACAGGTGCTGGTTCAGTAGCAACATTAAACAAGGTTATGTTACCTTTGATTAGAAGGGTTATGCCTTCCGTAATCGCAAACGAACTAGTTGGTGTACAACCAATGACTGGCCCAGTAGGGCAAATCCATACACTAAGAGTCAGATATTCTGAAACTGGTGGTGGAGCAACAGCAGGTGATGAGGCTTTAAGTCCTTTCAAACTTGCTTCTACATATGCTGGATCTCCAGACGCTACAGCGGCGGCTGAGGGTAACCCAGGTAGAAAAATGAGCATTCAAATCTTAAAAGAAACTGTTGAAGCGAAAACCAGAAGGTTATCAGCAAGATGGACTTTTGAGGCGGCTCAAGATGCAGAATCTATGCACGGCGTTGACGTTGAAGCAGAAATTATGCAGGCATTAGCACAAGAAATCGTAGTTGAAATCGACCAAGAAATTATCGGTTCACTAAGAACTCTTGCTGGCGCAGGTACAACACTTGACTTTACAGCAAATACAGTAACTGGAACACCTACATACGTTGGTGACAGACATGCTATATTGGCTATTGAGATCAACAGAGCGGCTAACAGAATCGCGGCTAGAACAAGACGTGGTGCTGGTAACTATATCGTTGTATCACCTGAAGCATTGACAATCCTACAAAGTGCGTCAACTTCAACATTCGCAAGAACAACAGAAGGTTCATTTGAAGCACCTACAAACACTAAGTTTGTTGGAACTTTAAACGGAACAATCAAAGTATTCGTAGATAACTATGCGGCTGACGGTACTAAAGTACTAGTTGGTTACAAAGGATCAAGCGAAACTGATGCTCCAGCATTCTATTGTCCTTATATCCCATTAATGAGCACAGGCCCAGTAATGGACCCAAGCACATTTGAACCAGTAGTGTCATTTATGACAAGATATGGTTACAAAGAACTTACTAACACAGCAAGTTCATTGGGTAACGCGGCAGATTACGTTGATGCAATTACATTGTCCAACGTTGCATTCCAGTAAGCCTTAAAAGACTTATTAGAACAGTTTCTAACCGAAACATTAAAAAGGACTCTCAGGAGTCCTTTTTTTTGACTGGTATTTCATAATACATTGATAAATAATATTGTAATGCAAATTACATCGTTCATTCACTCTAAATGTAGCAGTGGACGGAAGTAGTCAATTCTGACGAAGGAACGCCACATTCGTTCATCGCCACTCTAAATGTAGAGCGACGACGGAAGTAGGTAATAGAACCGAAGGAACGCATCTTTGTAAAAGGAGATGACATGACTAATCAAACAGCACTTATTAAACGTGCAGTCAAACTAGCCTTAAGAAGAGAACAAAGAAAATCTGTTATGCAGGAAAAAATGTTTCCCCGCTCTGTAACTAGACCGGAAAGGAAATCTGATTTACCTTTATATATAACAGATAATCCGTTTTATCCTTAAGGTATAAAGAAAAAGGCATCTTTAAGGTGCCTTTTTTCTGAGTGGATTTTCTTTTGCATAATATTGATAAATAGTCTTATAGAAAGTTAATTCCATAGGAACATATTAAATGGCAACAAGAAAAACGTACATCAACAGTGACGAAGAATTAGTCATAAAAGGCGCCCTGACGATAGAGGGCAATGTTACTCAGATAGAGACTACTGAAACAATTAATAGATTACAGACTGATCAATTTATTATAAATTCAGATGGTGATGCAACAACGGCCGCCTTAACACTAAACGGTACAGGTTCTGACCAAGCCACTATGAGTTATAATACCACAAATGGAATCATACAATTTAATAAAAATATTACTGCTACTAACTTTACAGGAAATGTAATTGGACAAAGTGCTTCAGCAGAAAAGTTTACAAGTGCAGTTACAGTAGCATTGACAGGAGATGTTTCAGGTAGTGCAACATTTATAGGAGCAGGTAATACGGCTTCTATTGCCACAACAATACAACAAAATTCAGTAGCATTAGGTACAGATACAACAGGTGATTATGTTGCTGGACTAACTGGTGGTAACGGACTTACAGTAGTAGGCTCCGGTTCAGAAGGTGCAACTCCAGTTGTAAATATGGATGCAACAGGAGTAACTGCCGCAAGTTATGGAAGTGCTTCAGCAGTATCTACATTTACAGTAAACGGATTAGGACAATTAACAACAGCCGCAACAACACCAATACAAATTGCAACATCTCAAATTACAAGTTTAGAATCTGTAGTTAAAGCATATTTTAGTGCAAACGACACAGGTGGTGACGGTAGTCTATCTTACAGTAACGGCGTATTTACATATACAGGTCCAAGTGCAGGAGAAGTAAGAGCTCATTTAAGTGGTGGCACAGGTATTACATATAATAGTACGAGTGGCGTAATTTCCACAACAGATGCAGATATAGTTCACGATAATTTAAGTGGGTTTGTAGCAAACGAACATATTAATCACGGAAGTGTAAACTTAACAGCAGGTGACGGTTTAAGTGGC